TTATTCCAAGCGTACAAGTCCACGAACCAGGGCCACACCATTGAATTGATTCTTATGCAACTCAAATGGTGGGTAATTAGAGTTATCGGATACAATCAGCACATGGTCTGCATCGGATCCGGGCATGATGCGCTTGATAAGCGGTCCTTGGACGGTATCGAGGACATAAGCTTTGTTCCATTGGAAGAATATGTCGTTAAGTGGCATTCGCTGGCACGCAACAAGGTCGCCTGAGTAGTAAGTAGGCTGCATAGAATCCCCTTTAATCTGAATGAGGAAGTCTGCCCCCTTGAATGCTGGGATGACATATCGCTCACATTCGTACTCCATGACGGATGTTTCGTTGGTAAAGGCACCTGCCATGGCTGACAACGGAACCAGCGGAATGCCTTCGTGGCATCCATCCGGCACCGGTATAGCTGTTTCGCCTTTGGTGTCCTCGGGTTCTAACTTCGTTTGAATGGAATTAGAATCCTGTTTCAACATATCACCCCTTCCAACAAGCAACCAATCTGCTGAAAGGTTCGGATATGAGGTTAAAACTTTAACTATAGCATCTCCTCCAAGCTGACTGGACAGATTTTTCCCTTTGAAATTACTATCAGAAATGCCAGTCGTGCTGTAGAAATCAGCCTTTTTAATGCCTTCAGACTCTAAGAAGGTTAAAATCCTACCCTTTATAGTTGAAATATTCTCCATAATCTTTTGACGGGTTAAAATTTTGTCCTATATTTGCAGCGTGTTTAAGATGTAAACAGCGCGCCAAATATACAAAAAAGGCGTGTGATTAGCGAATTTTAAGGATTAAAGAAAATGAAACGATATTGGTTTGAACTGACAGATGAGCACTATAATGATTTGGGTGCTGCCATTTCAGACGGCTGGCAGAAATCACCTGCCATTGCCGAAGCAAAGAGGTGGATGAAGGAAAACGGAGTGAAGGCTGCCATCCTTGTATGCAACAGCATGGCGACGGACAACATACTGGATATGATACATATAGAAGAAAAATAAAAACATAAGGATTATGACACAGCAAGAATTTATGGAACGGACGGGGATAACCCCTACAGCAGAGGATTTTGATTACATCCATGCGGTTTATCTGAACACTTCGATGAACAAGGATGAGTTCTGCAAAGATTTCAAGAAACATGGGGACAGCCGGATTATCCGCGATGTCCATGTACGGGTGCTGAACTATGAAATGAAATGTGAACGTCAAAAGGAAGTTATCGACAACCTGACCGATTTTCTGATTGGCAAGGCACATGCGTATGACGATACCGATTTCCGCAAAGAAGCGGTAGGGCTGGTCGGTGAGATGGAAGTGGTGAAACGGACCATTGAATTGGGGCTTCCGCTTTGGGATGAAGACAGGATGGTTGTCCTTTCGATGATAGAAGAACAAGGCAAATAGATTGCCGGATAACTGGCAACCCGGAAAGACGGGCAGGGGCGGCAGGCACGGCCGGAGAGTTGGTAAATCGAAAATGAGAAATCGAAATAAGAAAGCGTAGAAAGCCGTCGGGGTTCGATTCCCCGCGCCCCACGATATAAACTTTTAAAATTTAGAGTTATGGCAAAGAATTTCAATCCGAGAACAGCAGAGAGTCTGTTCAAACAGAAGTTGCGCACGATGATAGGCAGTACGGCACATACGCAGAATATTGCCGACCAGGCGATGGAGCTGGCTGGACAATTCATGACGGAGGATGAGATAAGCAACTCGGATGCCTACCGGGTGATAGAGAATGTGAGCTGTGTGTGTGAGGAAGCGATGCAGGTGCTGGTCGAAGAACTGCAGAAAGGGATATGCCTTCATGAAATACTGACGGGTGATTAGGAAATAGCGGAAGCCGTTGAAAACCTTTGAACGAACGATAACGATTAAAAAGTATGACGATATGAGAAAGCAGATTTTGACAGATAACGAGACCAAGACCTTCTTGATGAAGACATTCGGATGCAGCCGTCAGGCTGTGTGGCAAGCACTGAATTTTGTCCGTGACAGCGATCAGGCGCGCCGGATACGCACTCTTGCCCTGAAGCGAGGCGGCAAACTGACTGACGGGAACTTCATTCCGAACTGCGAAACCACCTTCGAGGAGTGCGAGAAGACCATGACCTGCACTTTCGGTCCCCGTGTAAAACTCGTGGTCCACAGAAAGACCAATGATGTGGATGTGTACGTGGACGGAAAACGGACTGAAACCTACCAATGTGAATTTGTATCGGATTTCATGCAGCTGCAGCACGAGACCCAACAGATGGCATCTGCCTTATAAATAGAAATGAAATGGAGTATTATGGAAAGATATTGTGCATATCCTACAATGACCTGACTTACGATGACCGACCGGTGATGGTGAACGGAAAGGCAGACTACAGCAGAAGCCGCACGCTGAAAGGAGTTCATCCTTCCACTCTTTCCGAAGAAGAACTTGCTCCCATCATGTCGATACCCAATTACAAGAAGTTAGCGGCAAAGGAGAAAATCAATGTAGTTCGATCCGGAAGAGGTCTGGGAGGTTACGTTTTGGTAGAAATAGCCACCATGCCCCTACGGTTTCAGGAAAGGATAAAACTAAAATACGGAGATATGAAAGAAGACGTAATAAGAAACTGGCTCGGCAGCCATTACCACATCGATGCGAAAGCCCGGGAATTTTACACCCGGTTCCGTTTTGACAACGGAGATGCACTGCCACCGGAACACATCCAAGAATATACGGTAAACGCTTCGGTAATTGAGGCAGTGATGCGTGCCATGGAGGATGCCACGTTTATGCGAAAGGCCATGAAGGCCGGGCCGGTGAACTGGGGCGAACTGGCAGGAGCCATCAGTTACTACCAAGCAGAGTTCGGACATACCTTGCCTGTCAGTTCCAACCGCTTCAAGAAGCGTGTGAATGACTTCAAGGCCAACGGCTATGAAAGCCTTATCAGCCGCAAGTTCATGAACCAGAACCGCCGGAAAGTGACCTATGACATTGAACGCCTGCTGCTGAGCATCGATGCCCAACCGGAGCAGCCCTTCAATACCACCGTGTGGGAACAGTACAATCTATTTGTGCAAGGAGAACTGGAGCTATATGACCCCGAAACCGGCGAGGTGTTGAATCCGGCAGACTTTACCGACAAGGATGGAAATCCGCTGGTATTGAGCCCGGCCACAGTAGCCAACTACCTGAACAACCCCAAGAACAAGGCCCTTCGCGGTAAGCTGCACATGAGCCAATGGGATTTCAACAATGCCTACCGTCCTTATCATCTGCGCAGCATCGGTGAATATTCCTTGAGTAAGGTTTCTCTTGACGACCGCGACCTGCCGCGCCCAATGAAGGATGGCAACCGAGTGAAAGCCTATTATGCCTACGATGTGGTGAGCGGTGCTGTAGTGGGATATGCCTACAACCGGTACAAGACTACCGAGTTATTTTTAGACTGCATGCGAAACATGTTCCAGACCCTGGACCGGAACGGCATGTATATCCCCGCCGAGTTAGAAGTGGAACACCACCTGGTAAGCGACTTTGCCGACGGATTGATGCAAGCCGGTACCGTCTTCCCCCTGATCCGCTGGTGTAACCCCGGGAACTCGCGTGAAAAACGTGCCGAGCACAAGAACCGCGAAAAGAAATACGGTGTGGAGAAACGCACGCAGGTAGGTATCGGTAGATGGTATGCCAAGCTGGAGGCCAACCGCCCGAAGGAAGAAAAGGTGTATGACGAAAAGAACAACACCTACAAGGTGAAGACCTATAGTTATGAAGAACTGGTAGCCGATGATATACGCGCCATTGAGACCTTCAACGCACAGCCTCACCCCAACCAAAAGCGCTATCCGGGCATGAGCCGTTGGGATGTGCTTTGCGCCCATCAGAACCCGAACCTTGCACCTTGGGACAAGGCCGTTCTTTACCGGTTCATCGGACAGCACACCGAAACAACCATCCGGCAGAACACCTACTGCACGGTGATGTACAACCAATACGGACTGCCCAGCCCGGAAATCATCGAAAAGCTGGAGCCGAGGAACTACAAGGTAGATGCCTATTATCTGCCCGATGCCGACGGAACCATCAACGAGGTATATATCTACCAGAACGGACGATATATCGCCACCTGCAAGCCCGTAGCCCGTTACAATGAGAATACAGCCGAGCAGACCGAGTACGACAAGGCAGCCTATACCGAACAGTCCAAGTATGTAGCTCAATTCGACAAGATGATGAAGGACGGCAAGATCAAGCGTGTGGGCATCCTTGCCAAAGAGGAAGCAAAGCTGATAACAGAGGTACAGGCGGAAGCCGTTCCCCTTCCTGCACAAGCCGAGGAAGAAGATTACTCAGCCTATATGGACATCAGTGCCTTCGAGCATGATGCAGTAGCCAAGATATAA